TCAAATTTTGGCATTGGTTGTCTCCTTTTTGCCAGTTGATAAGTAACCGATATAGGAAACAAACTACCCTGTCAACACAAAAAGAAACGGGACTAGAAATTAATCTAGCCCCGCTCTTCAACCAACCAACGAAAGTACAAGGGGTAACCACTCCCCTTGTTCAACCTTACTACTAAGCTACTTCGTAAGGTGTCCTCAGTTTTACCAAAGCCTGTTTGTGTCTGTCAACCCACAAACGACATTCATTTTCACTTTTTCCGATATAGATTGTAACAAGTCGTAAGTAATCTACGCAGTCTTTTTTCTTTACCGTATCCCTGTTTGTCTCACCAATGCGAACAGATGATGCTGGTGTATTGACAGTCCACCTATCATCATAATCACGTCTGACAATTTCCAATTCAAGTTTTGGGGTTTTCAATGATTCCATGTTCTTCCTCGTAAGCTTCGATATATATGTCCAGTGCTTCTCTAATTAGATCGGCTACTGCAACTTGTTCGAGTGCTTTCTTTTGCATTTGATGTGCAAGGTAAGCAAGTTTGTCAAACTGCTCTTCCTTCATTAACAAATTGTAAGTCTTGGTGGGTTCAAGTATCTTGTTTGGTCTTGGCATCCCGCGCATCCTTCTTTGATAGTTTATCTAGGTTATCTTTTTTCCTATTGGGGATAACTTGTTTTTGGTATTTCTTATCCCTTAATAGTTTTGCTATGGGGTTGATTTTATTATGTACTTTCATAGTGGGGTTTCCCTTTAGGGTTAGGTTACGTAATAGGTAACACACCCTGTCAATAGCCGTCAACTAAAAAACGTGGTTGACAGGATTTTATTTGGTGTGTTATCGATATGGGCATGAAATCACCAACTTGGCTACAAAGTTACGTAGAATCATTGGACATTCAGCCGTTAGGTCGTTACCGATCTGACTGTCCTGTCTGTGCCAGAAAGAATACGTTTAGCGTAAGTGATGACGGACTGCAAAGACTGTGGTATTGTTTTCACGCTGACTGTAACGTATCTGGACGGACAGGTGTCACACTGACTAAAGAGTTTGCAAAACATGCTCTTTCTAGGTCACAGGCTAATGCGCCTGTTCCCCGTACTAGTAACACTTACGAATTGCCGGACACTTTTGTTAGTCTTTCCCGTAACTTAGATGCAGAACTTTATGTTCGATCTGTACATGCGTACGATGCGTACTTGTCAGGTCGTGCAGACATTCGTTATGATTTCAAAAGAAACCGTGTCGTCTTTATTGTCAAGGATGGCAATAAGGTCGTTGATGCGGTAGGTAGAGCAATGGATGGAAGGAGTCCAAAATGGTATCGATATGGAAATAGTAGACATCCTTTTGTTTCTGGCAATGGAGAACGTGGTGCCTGTGTTGTCGAAGATGCTGCTAGTGCTTGCAGTGTTAGCGGTGTTGTCGCGGGGGTGGGAATCTTAGGCACGAATTTGCTAGAAGAACACATACAACATCTATCTAAATACAACAGGGTATTTGTTGCACTTGACAAGGATGCAACTGACAAGGCAATTGACATGGTAAAAACCCTGTGTAGAATAGTTCCAACCAAACTCATGGTATTATCCCGTGACTTTAAGAACATGACAAAGGACGAAAGAGATGACTACCTACGAAACTACATCGATAGATAAACAGATATTAGGTTTCTGTCTCAATGCCGACTTCTTTGGTCGGGTAAAGAACATCATTGACAGGTCTATGTTTGACAGAGAGATGCGTGACATATTTGACACGTTGACATTCTCCCACACAAAGTATGGAAAAGACTTAACAAAGTCAGAACTCAGTAGTTTGTTTAATGATCGCAATCCTGCTATGCCAGAAGCAACCCGTAGTAAGGTGCATGAAACTATAGCCAAACTTGACGTGGGTAATGCTGACAATGCTGACTTACATCTTGATTTGGTACATAACTTCTGGCTGCGTGATCGCGCTCGTCTGATCGGTGAAAAGGCAATTGACATCTTTACGGGTGACAGTGAGGAGTTTGGTGAGTTACGCAGACTGATTGACACAGTAGAGGATGGACGCATCAGTGACAAGACTACCTACACTAAGGTAGAAGATGACTTGGAGTCCCTGTTAGACAACGAGGCTGGTGATCCCGACTTCCCTTTTGACTATGACCTGATTGCGGAGAACGTGTCAGGTCTGGACAGGGGTAACTTAGGTATATTGTTTGCAAGACCAGAATCCGGTAAGACAACCTTTTGTTGTTTTCTTGCAGCATCTTACATCAAACAAGGTTTTAAAGTTGTGTATTGGGCAAACGAAGAACCCGCACCAAAGATTAAGCTTCGTTTGATACAGTCTTATTTTGGCCTAACACGTCAAGAGATGGAGCGTGACCGTGTTGCTTTATGTGCAAAATATGCAGATGAAATTGAACCTTTGCTCACAATTATGGACTCTGTTGGTACCTCTGTCGAGGAGGTAGATGAATACGCTAAGCTAAACAAACCGGATATTATGTTCTGTGATCAGCTTGACAAGTTTCGTATATCCGGTGAGTTTAATCGTGGTGATGAGCGTTTGAAAGAAACCTATGTATATGCTCGTGAGATAGCAAAACGAAACAAAGTGTTAGTATGGGCTGTCAGTCAGGCAAACTATGAGGCACACGATAGACAATGGATTGATTACTCAATGATGGACAACTCACGTACTGGTAAGGCTGGCGAGGCTGACATCATTATTGGTATAGGTAAAACAGGCTCAAGTGAAACAGAGAACACTGTGCGTCATATTTGTATATCCAAAAACAAACTTAACGGGTATCATGGTATGATACATGGACAGATTGATATTGAACGTGGAGTGTACTATTGATGGCAAAGCACGGTGATGTCAGAGAGGATGGGATGGTCTTCTGGGGCATGTCTGGTAAGCATGAAGACTGGAGAAGCCCAGATAAATTCTATGCCGCCAAAAAAAGAAACCATGATCATAAAACACGTTTGAAAAAAATACGACGACGATGGCTCAACATGTACAAGGTGCGTAAGGGGTGTAGTCTATGTGGTTACAGCGAAAACTCTGCCGCTCTTCAGTTTGATCACCTAGACCCATCTACTAAAGTTCGTGACGTATCTAATATGATAACTTTGAAATTGAAACGTTTGATGGATGAGGTTAGAAAGTGTAGGGTTCTTTGTGCAAACTGTCACATGATACACACGTTTGGAGAGGACAAATGAACGTACTGACCTTCGATGTGGAAACAACCCACATACAGAAAGAAACGGGTGGGACAACAGCACTGCCATACTTTGGCAATCGTCTTGTATCTATTGGGTACAAGCGTTTGTTATCCCCTCACGTACACTATCACTGCTACTATCATGCAGACAGGCAACCCCACGACTTTGCACCTGAGTTGTTTCAGGAAGCCCTTGACGAGGCTGACATGATTGTGGGACATAACATCAAGTTTGATCTATCGTGGATAAGAGAATGTGGTTTCGTTTTTGATGGAGAAGTGTATGATACAATGGTTGCGGAATATGTTTTGGCAAAGGCCCAGCGTTGGCCTCTTGGACTTGCTGCTGTTGCAGAAAAGTATGACGTTACCCAAAAGGAGAAAGACCTTGTGGCACCGTATCTTAAAGAGGGCAAGACCTTCTACGACATACCGTGGGAGATAGTAGAGGAGTACGGTAAGGCTGACGTACTTGCTACAGAAGAAATAGCACTAAAACAGCTTGATGCCTTTGGCACTACATTTGAGGAATTATACAATGCAACGGACTTTACTACCGACACTACGGCTGTCGCTTGAAATGACAGAGACGCTCACGGAGATAGAGCGTAACGGTTTAAAAATAAACCTAGATACACTAAAACAAATTGAGACAGAGTTTCAAACAGAACTGGATGAACTAGAGATACGTCTGAATGAAATGGCGCGGGAAGCAATGGGGGATACTCCCATCAATCTTGCCAGCCCAGATGACCGTAGTATTCTCCTTTACTCCCGTAAGGTGAAGGACAAGAAAGAATGGTCACGCATGTTCAATCTGGGTCACGAGATGCGTGGTGCCACCATGAAACCAAAGCAGCGTGTGCGGATGAAAAGAAGCGTGTTTGCTTCCACAGTTCGCCGCATGACTGATGTAGTTAAAAAGACTGTTGGTAGTAGATGTGCAGGATGTCTTGGTCATGGTAGAGTTCGCCCTGTAAATAAGAATGGACAACCAAGTAAAGTTTTACGTGTTTGTAAATTTTGTAAAGGTGTTGGTGTAATCTACACACCCACACGAGAGGTTGCCGGATTCAAACTGGTGCCTCGTGACACGTTTGATACTGCCGCTGCTGGATTTAAGACTGATAAAACTACGTTAGAAGATAGGTCAATAGAACTATCCGGGCAAGCAAAGGAGTTTGCCACCGCATACATACGTTACAATGCCTTACGTACTTACCTAAATACTTTTGTAGAGGGAATGAAAAACAATGTTGATGCAAATGGTATCATCCATCCAGAGTTTATGCAGTGTGTTACAGCGACGGGTCGCCTTTCGAGCCGCAATCCTAACTTTCAGAATATGCCACGAGGTAATACCTTTGCAATACGAAAGGTTGTTGAGAGTCGGTTCGATGGTGGCTACATACTTGAAGGGGATTATTCGCAATTAGAATTTAGGGTAGCTGGTTTCCTTGCAAAGGATAGTCAAGCATACATAGACGTAAAGGATGGCACAGATGTTCACCAATATACTGCAGATATTATCGGATGCAGCCGACAAGAAGCAAAGGCACATACCTTCAAGCCTCTATACGGCGGCACCACCGGAACAGAAGCCCAACAACGCTACTACAGAGCCTTTAAGGAAAAGTATGAAGGGGTATCCATCTGGCACGACAAACTCCAGCGAGAAGCCGTTAAAACGAAGCAGATCACCCTTCCAAGTGGTAGGCAGTATGCTTTTCCCTCTGCGCGGTGGACAGAGTGGGGTACAGCCACAAACCGCACGGCGATATGTAATTACCCTGTTCAGGGTTTTGCTACTGCTGACCTTCTTCCTACTGCTCTTGTTCGTTTGAGCAAGATGATGAGAGTAAGAAAATTAAATTCTGTTATTTGCAATACTGTACACGATTCAATAGTGTTGGATGTACACCCTGATGAAAAAGACGTTTGTATCAAGCTGTTAGAATACGCAATGTTATCATTACCTACAGAGAGCGTGAACCGATATGGAATTGAATATGACATGCCTGTCGGAATAGAATTAAAGATAGGAAAGAATTGGCTTGACACTGAGGTCGTTAATCTGTAAGATCGTTTTACACCCCTGATTTTAAGGAGAATGAAAAGTCATGGAAACAGGAACAGAAGTAATGGAAATTGATAATATCGATGCAATTGTTGCAGCATTCAACGATGATAACGCTGAGGCACTAATGGAAGCAAGCGGTCAGGGCGGTAATAATAATCGTCAAGTCGGTTTGCCTCGCATAAATATAAATTACGATGCAGAGACAGAGGATGGTATACCTCTAACTCGTGGCACGTGGAAGATGTATTTGGATGGTAGGTTTGTTTACGCCGATAAGGTAAACATCCGTCCCATTTTGCGTACCTTTGAGTACAGCGTTTGGGATCAGGAGAGTGGCACATTCTCTTCTAAGTCAGTGCAAAAGACAAGCCTGTCTGGTATGTTTCCAGACACGACTGGCGGTAACAAATGTGGTAGACTTACACGAGATGAAGAGGATCGTTTGTCAAAGGATGATCTAGCGTATCTACATTCCCGTTCAGTCGTATGTAATCAAGTTATCTACGCTAAGATAAGCGGCAGTTTTACCACTGCTGAAGGCACTGCCGTAGATGTTGTAGATCAACCAGTGGTTGCATATTTCAAACGATCTGGATTCAAACCCATCTCTGACTTTATTGACAGCTTGTCCAAGCAGAAGAAGCTGATGCAGAAGTGCATTGTTTCTTTGACTACTCACAAGCACAAAAAGGGTAGTGTAACTTATTGGACTCCAGTCCCCGCCCTTGTGGGCGAAGCAGACATAACAGATGAGGATAAGCAACTCATGTCTATGTTTGCTGAAACTGTAAAGGGTCATAACGATAATGTTATGAATCAACACCGTGAAGCGGCAAAGCTCGTTGCTGACGATGACGACATCGATTTGGCTTCGGACTTTGAAAATGCTAACGCTGCTTAAAATACAAGACCACATGGTCAATGCTTTGCGGGGGGAAACTGATGTCTCCCCGCAATCAGTTAAGGACTTTGCCCAAGAGTGTTCAGAAGCGGCAGAGCGACAACTTGTGCGTAAACGGGGGGATTTTCGTATTCGCATGTCAGGACTTGGTCGTCCTCTTTGCCAACAGGTGTTGGAGAAGAATGGCATCAAAGAAGATATGGAATACAACACCCTGTTTAGATTCATGTTTGGTGATCTCACAGAATCTATACTGATGCTGATTATGAAAGAAGCGGGTGTAGAGATAGTGGACTATCAACGAGCCGTTGAATTAAAAATAAATGACACGATTGTAACTGGTACGCTTGATGTCATCATACGAGATGAACTTGGTGTTGAAAAAGTATGGGATGTCAAGTCGGCTAGTGATTGGGCTTTTAATTATAAATTCACTGGTATAAATGGTGGATACGAAAAGCTAAAGGAAGATGATCCCTTTGGTTATGTTATGCAAGGGTTTCTTTACGGAGAGGCCACAGGGTTGCCCTTTGGTGGGTGGATTGTAGTAAACAAATCCAACGGCATGGTTGCAATTGTAGAGGTGCCGGACTGGGTTCAGGACGATAAAGAAGCCTATTTAAAGGATGCGGAAGAGCGTGTAAAGTTTCTTACGAATCCTGACGTAAAGCCGTTTGTTCCTTTCAAGTCAGAGCCGGAAACTTATCGTCGTGATGGCGAAACAATAAAGACAGGAAACAAACTCCTTCCAAGAGAATGTAATCTGTGTGGTTACCGTTATCACTGTTGGCCTAACGCTGTTCTTCACGGTAAGGTTACATCAAAAGCAAAGAACCCCCCTGTTGTATGGTACGATAAACTTAAAAAGAAAGAATTGTAGGATGCCGTACTTATTTGTGAAAGATTATGAGGTGGAACTCATGGAGTTAAACAGCGACCTCAGTCATGTGTACATAGAGTCTAGTTCTGGTACAGGTGGGGAACGCAGGGTTACTCGTTTGCGTTTACATGAAAAAGGTTTACCTCTTACTCTTGTGAATCATTATGGTAAGGACGGTCATTTGACTTCTGATACGGATGCAAGAGACATTAAAAAGGTAGAAACGGATTTGCAACATATCAGTAGACGTTCATTTTCAGGAGCTTATGTATGTGTGCCGATGCACCCTTTGACAAAAGAACTTACCAACATAGAAAAGTATTCCCCCAAACTGGCAGGGTACCTAGAAAAAAGATTAATATCGATAGGGATAACCTTTTGAATAATAAAATAAAATACAGGTCTAAGTTTGAACTTAATCTGGCAAAGACTTTAACAGCAAACAACATTGAGTTTCAATACGAAGAAGAACGGTTTGAATACATACCTGCTCCCCGTCATTATACTCCCGACTTTTACTTTCCCGAAACAAACATTTACGTTGAAGCAAAGGGACACTTGGATAAAGGGGATCGTGTTAAGATGATACTGATGAAACAACAACATCCTGAACTTGATATTCGTTTTGTTTTTATGAATGCAAAGAATAAGATTTACAAGGGTAGCAAAACAACATACGCTGCTTGGTGTACACGATATAACTTTGAATGGGCCGAAGGGTCTATTCCTATGGAGTGGGTAAAAAAATGACTATCGACGAAACAGAACTAAACAAACAAGTAGAGATTATGTCTTTATTACCCGATAGATATTACATCATACTCAAACCTCTTGATGGTGAAAACTTTACTTTGACAGCGTATGATACGACAAGTAAGACCTATGAAAATGAAGAAGACTTCAACCCTGCTATGATTATACAAGAGGGTCTTATGGAAACCCTAAGAGAAAAACTTGATGATGTATATGATAGAGGTGCAGCCTCAATAAAATTCAAACAAACTGCAGAGTCTATGATAGAAGAAGCTGAAGAAGAATTTAAACATCAATTTGATGATAATGTAATTAAAGTTGATTTTGGAAAGAAACAATGAAACACGAAGAGTACATGGTAAAAAGATTGAGAGAAGAACAAGATGCTGTTAACAAACCGCCACACTACAATCAAGCAGGTGTCGAGTGCATTGAGGCAATCGAAGCGGCGACAGACAATGGGTTTGAATATTACCTGCAAGGAAACATCATCAAATACCTCTGGAGATACCGATACAAAAACGGAATCGAAGACCTTAAAAAAGCACAGTGGTACCTAAACAAACTGATCAAAATAAAAGAGGAACAATAGATATGAACAACATGCTGCCCACACCATATCAGCAATTTATTCACAAATCACGTTATGCTCGTTGGATTGACGACGAAGAAAGGCGAGAGGATTGGGATGAAACTGTATCCAGATATATTAGCTTTATGGATAATCATGTGCGTAATAAACACAATTATATCATACCAAGTAAATTGAGGTCTGAAATTGAAGATGCTATTTTAAGTCTCAAGGTTATGCCATCAATGAGAGCAATGATGACTGCAGGTCAGGCTCTTAGTCGTGACAACGTATGTGGATACAATTGTAGTTACATTCCTGTTGATAGTCCTCGTTCTTTTGATGAGTGCATGTATATATTGATGTGTGGGACTGGTGTTGGGTTTAGTGTGGAGAGAGAAAATGTTGATAGACTACCTGTGGTATCTGATAATTTTAGTGATTCTAGTACCGTAATTACTGTAGCTGATAGCAAGCCGGGATGGGCTAAAGCTTACCGTGAGTTAATTGCACTACTGTACGCAGGACAAGTTCCCTCTTGGGATACATCTGGTATTCGCCCTGCAGGTGCGCGGCTAAAGATAATGGGGGGTAGAGCAAGTGGTCCCCAGCCTTTGATTGACCTGTTTAATTTTACGGTGGAAATATTCAAGAAGGCTGCTGGACGTAGATTGTTTCCTATTGAGTGCCACGATCTCATGTGTAAGGTGGGAGAGGTAGTTGTTGTGGGGGGTGTTCGCAGATCAGCCCTGATTAGTTTATCTAATCTTAACGACGATCAAATGCGCCACGCCAAAGCCGGATCGTGGTGGGAGACAGAGGGTCAACGTGCGTTGGCAAACAACTCTGTTGCGTACAAATCAAAGCCGGAGATGGGTACGTTTATGCGTGAGTGGCTTGCCCTGTACGATAGCAAGTCGGGTGAGCGTGGCATGTTTAACAGGGAGTCTGCCGACAAGCAAGTGGCTCGTAACGGTAGG